GATATCATCTGATCCACAAACGTAAATAAAGAAGTATATGGTTACGTTTGTGAAACAGATAAAATATTAGAAGAAGTATAATTATTTGAACAAAAATTATAAAAAATATATTGTCGTTATTATGTAAATCGCTTTTCAAGACAGGCACTAATTCGCTTTTCAAGGGAGGCACTAATTCGCTTTTTAAGGGAGGCACTAAATCATTTTTCAAGGCAGGCACTAATTCGCTTTTCAAGGCAGGCACTAAATCGCTTTTCAAGTCAGGCACTAAATCGCTTTTCAAGTCAGGCACTACATCTCTATCTAAATGATATAACAAAAAAGTTCCTTCGTTTTTTAAAAAATCAATATGATTATAATATAAGGGTTTAGTTAAAAATGAAAAACCATAATTTAATGATTTAAGTATTTTTAAATTATTTATATCTGTTGTATTATAAGATTCCAATGAGAAATTAACATTTATTAATGGTGTTATATTTTCTATTCTAAAATCATGATGTAAAATTAAATAACTTAAATAAATTGTGTGGTCAAAATGAAACCAATTAAGTGAGTCGTATTTAATCACATTAAAAAAATGTGTCAAATGTTCTCTTTTATAAACTGGTAAATCAGACCACCAAAAAAACAAAGAATAATTTTTTGTAAGTTTTTCCAATATATCCCCATCAGTTACTAAGCTACAACTAGTTTTAATAATATTTATGTAAGTACTATCTTTAACTTCTCCTGCATAAATAATTTTATTTTTAAAAATTTTATTACTTTTATCTAATATATTTTCTTGATTAAAATTTTCAGGAATTATTGTTATTTCCGAATCACATACTATAAAATAATCATATGTTTTATCTTCTTTAAATGTATCTAAAGCAAAAAATTTTTTGTACGTTACAATATTCCCTGTATTTGTGTTTGGTATAATTATTTTTTTTATTTTATCTTTTTTTAAAAAAATACTGTAATCAGAATCATTTGAAAAAACTAAATATAAATCTATAGTTATATAAAATTTATCAATAATTTCTAATAAGTCATATATATAATTATAATGTTTAGGGCAAATTGGTATAATGAAAGCAATCATATATAAAATAATTACATAATAATATTATATAATAATATTAAAACAATAATTTAATTTTTTTTAATACAAAATTTTAATAATGTTATAGTAATTAAACATACATTTAATTTTGTTGCTTTATGTCAATGCAACCAATATTTTTATGTTTTTGCTGTCGATATTCTCTCACAAATCTAAGAATTGCTATATCAAAACTATCAAAGTAAGGTGTATTTGTAGTAATAGCACCGGCTAATGATGTCTTTGCTTCTTCTGCTTTGATTGTTAAAACTGCATTTAATGCACGAGATACATCATCATCATTGGCTCTGATTATTTTAATGCGACTGTTATCAATTAAAAATCCGTATTTTTTAATTTTATTGCTCTGCCATATAATTGCATCTTCAAGAGTTTTAAAAGATTTTGCGTATGTAACAGTAGATGGCACAAACGATGGGTACTTGAAAATATTACGACATGTTAAATTACATTCAAAATCCTTAACAATGTAAACTCTACAATATCCATTATTTGGAATTATGTAAGTAGTACCAGTAATTTTTTCACCATTCTCTAAATATTTGGTTAAATTATTCTTCATTGTAAAAACAATACCAACTGTATTGTAAATATCATTAATAGTATCAGGAACAATAGAAATAGGAATAGCAAGAACAAATGTTAATACACAAAATATCATATACACTTGTTAATCATCTTTGTTATAATATTAACAATTCAATTTTTTTAATACAAAATATAATCAGTATAATGAGAGAAAAATAATATATCTAATAAAACAAACACAAAAAAATTATATCATGATACAATTATGCAAAATTTATTTATTTGTTCAATTATACGATCATCGAATATTTATTAATTGTCTTTATATCGAAGAAGTGTTTACATTGTCTGTATTGATAGAGAAAAAAAATAAATCAAATTTTATTTAAAAATTGATTTATTTATTAAAAGTTTATTTATATTAAATATAATGTGTCCTCAATATGTAGTCTTTGTCTCGGTGTTAATCCTTGATAACTTATATGTTCATATTCAAATTTATCTTTGATAATCCATTCGATAATAATTTCTTTAATATTATCGTACATTTTGTTTCTTCTAGATAAATAGTCTTCCTTATTTTTGAAAATAACTTCTTGTAATTGTGTTTTTATTACACAACGCTTTCCAATTTCATTATAATAATGGTTTCGTTTGTAATGATTTTATAGAGGTCTTATCTATGCAAATAATATCCTCTAATTTGTATTTCTTTACTTCTTCATAAAATTCCTTTATTTTTTGGTTAATATTAATCTCTTTTCCAAATCTTTTTATTAGATCATGTCACACACGAATAATTTTGAGTGTTATATTATTATCTTTGATCACTCTACCCAAATGCCTTCGTGAAATATCAAACGAAATGTATTTTTCTTTTACTTTTACAAGTAAATCTTCCATAGTAATTGTTTTATTTTTCTTTATTTCTTCAAGAATATATTTCACTTTATTTTTATCAACCTTATATGCTACTGGCGTTCTATTGTGTCGTTTAATTTCTCCGTCTTTTTTGTATTTGTCTACCCAACGCATTAAACTTCGTGTAGAACAATTAAATATTTTACAAACTTCTTCTTGTGATGTGTCTTCTATTAAATAATAATAAACCGCAGATAATTTATAATCTTCGCTTTTATGATTAGGCATTACTTATAATAATATAAATAAATTAAGGTGTGCATATTACAAAATATTCTGGTTTTAAATGTGGGATTGATACAAGTATTTCACTATTTCTTTGAATCTGTTTATCATCAAATGGTTCTTTAGGATGTGCAGCAATTGGAAATAATACTGCTTCACTTGTAAATAAATTATACCATATTTTTTTACCAGGTTTTACATTTTCTATAATTTCCCTATTATTATTAATAATTTCTAAATATTCAGATAATGTTTTTTTAGAATTATTTATCATAGTATTTTCTTTACCATACCATACTGAGTGTTTAAATATATTTCTAATTTCGCTTGAAAATACAAATGTATTATCTGGATCAACTCTAATAAAAGCTCTTGATTTTATTCCTATTTGCCCTTCTCCATAAGAACTATTTATTTCTGTTTCTACTGATGTATAATCAATATTTCTTGAATAATAAGGTGCTCTAAAAAATATATATGGATGTATTTTACTTCTACCAAAATCTATACCGTCTTTTAAAAGTTGTTCTCCTGTTTTTAATCCCAAATTACATAAACTATCCATTCCTGTTGGTTGTGTAAAATTTGTCCATACTATTATTCCTTTTTTAACATTTGGTCTTAATATACACACTAAATCATCTTTATACATAATATCACTTGGTTCTATTTGTTCAGGAACATAAGGACCAGGAGGAACTTGTGGTAATGTAATATCATCACCATGCTTCCTATTTTGTGCGGCATATGCTAATTGAGCTCTAACAACAAGAGAATCAACAGAGTCACTACTAGTTTGAAGAGCCGGATAAGGTGCATTCTTATCAACACCTGTAAATTTACCACTACCAATTTGTTTTTGTAAATTTATATATTTATTTTTATATTTTAGATATTTTTTATAATATTCACTCATATATATATATATTACAAAAAATCGGCATTTTAAATGTCAAAAGGTGTAAAAAATCAATTTTTATTTAAAAATTGATTTATTTATTTATTAAAAGTTTATTTGTATTAAATATAATGTCTACAGAACTTAAAATATTCTTTGAAATATTTTTTAATACTATTAATGAAATAAATGAAAATAAGACAAATATACCATTACGCAATTCAGCATTAGCAATTACAAGAAACCTATATTTTGATATTTTAATGGAAATTACAAATGAATTAAGAAATAATCAAGAAACTATAAATGAATCAAATAATTTTCAAAATAATATTATTAATGGATTTCAGACAGCTCAAAATTCTTTCTCAATGACTCCATTTTTAACTAATTCAATTAATATGATTACCGGATTTAGCACAAAAAGCAAAGAAATGTCAATATTTTTATTTATTTAATTTTTCATCCAGAATATTGCTTTAACTTCGTTTTTGGCTTGCGGAAGTTCTATTTTATACCCTATATAAAGTGCATATTCTTTTAATTTATAATACGGTGGAGGTTTATCCCATTCTTCAATATAAATTTTTATTATACTATGACATACTGCATTTAGATCCCAAAAGTTGGGTTCTGTTTCATGATCTCTAATTTCTTTAATTCTGTTATATAGCTTTTTATAAGCAGGTAATTTACAGTCTTCTTTAATAGATTCTTTTTTAGCTTCTACATATTCTATTTCTTCTTTAGTAAAGTTTGTTATATAATTTCCATCTTTTATAATATACGCTTGGTATTGTTCAAGTTTTAATATTTCTTTTTCTTGACAATGCATTAGACGCCCTTCACTATCACGTCTAATTAGATGATTAATTTTTTTATTAATAAAATCTGATTTCGTTGATTTTGATAGAGTTGGTAAGATTAAATAACAGTGTAAATGCGGGTTATTTTCTTTGTCTTTTTTATCTTTGGATTCATAAGCCCAAATATATTTATGTACATTAAATTTGTTATTGTATAATCTGGCTAGCTCAAATTTATCTTCCCATTTTATAGCCTCAAGGGGAAGACTAAATCGTATTGCTTGGATCATCATTCCAGGCGGTATAGAATGCCCTAAAGTATTTGTTTCTGTTGTCATTCTTTATTTTATATAATTTATAATAGTATTTATTATAATAATAAAAGTATCAATTTTTTACATTATATAATTATTGTAATTTTTATATAAACATTGTGTACTGTAAATGTAAATAGGTATTTTAATTATTGATTGAAAATTATATTTACTAATTATATTTTCATTACATATTAAATCTATATGAATATCTTTATTAGAAAAAAAACCAATATTTTGCATATCTTTAATAAAATTTTTTAAAATAAATTTAAAATCAATATCTAATATTTCACTTTTACAATTAAATTCTAATGATTTTGTTTTTAAATCAATATATTTAAAACCATTAATATAGTTAGTATTATCTATTAATTCTTTTAAATTTAGGTTGTCGTTAATGTTTATAGAAATTTCTTCATTATTATAACATAGCTCGTCTTTTGATGTACATTCTATTTTAATTTTATAATTATTTTTTTTAATAGGTATTTTAGTTTCTGATTGAAAATTATATTTAAAAATTATTTCCTCTGATTTATTATTGTTTATTTTTATTAAATTTATAGTATTAGATTCACTAGAAATAAAACCACTATCTTTCATACGTTTAATAAATTTTTTAAAATCAAGCTCTGATATTTCAATACCACGTTTACACATAAATTCTAATGATGATTTTGTTGTAAAACTTTCAAAATCAAACGGAGATATTTCATTACCACATTTACATATAAAATTTAATGGTTTTTTTGTAACATTTAATAATTGTTTATTTAATAATGCTTTTTCAAGAGTGGATGTATTATTTATTATTTTTTTATGTAATATTAATGCTTTTTCAATAATGGTTTTATCTATTAATTTTTTTAAATTTTGTTTGTTAGGATTTTTTTTAGAAATTTCTTCATTATTATAAAATAATAGATGGTTAGTAGAAATGTCTTCATTATTACAAAATAAATGTTTATTAGAACTG